TTAGGTTATCTTTTATGTTTAGACAAGCAAGTTCAAGCACATATTGATGAAAATGGTTTCAGTAATAAAATGCAGAAAAAACCATGAAATATAATTTGTATGTATAAGTAGCATTATACATACAAATATACGACCCAGAAAATAGCACACAAAACAGAACAGGAAAAAGATGCAAATAAGTAGACTTAGTGACAAACAGCTTAGGTCATTCCAGGACTCAAACGCTCGTATAAACATCTTCGAGGGACCTGTGAGAGCAGGGAAGTCTTTTATTGCTCTCCTTAGATGGATTGAGTTCTGTAGGAGTGGACCAAAGGGACCTTTAGTAATTTGTGGTCGTACTGATAAGACAATAAAGAGAAACATCATTAATCCACTTCAGGATATGGTAGGGGACGCTGTTCAGTACTCAGCGGGTAAGGGTGAGGTAAGGATGTATGACCGTACAATGTTCGTCATAGGTGCTAACGATGACCGTGCCGAGGCTAAGATTAGGGGTTCGGAGTTTGCTGGTGCTCTTATTGATGAACTTACTATCCTTCCAGAGAATTTCTGTAAGATGCTACTATCACGTCTATCTATACCAAACGCCTCTCTTTTCGCCTCCACAAACCCTGACAGCCCGTTTCATTGGGTGAAGACAGACCTTATCGACAGGGAAAAAGAGTTAAACTGTAAGGTGTTCAGTTACACAATTGATGACAACCCATCCCTATCGGAGCAGTTTAAGGATGAGTTGAAGAAAGAGTATCAAGGTCTATGGTACAAGAGATACATTGAGGGTAAGTGGGTTATGGCCGATGGTGCTGTATATGACTTCTTTGATGAGGAAACAAACTGCATCCAGATGCCACAGGCAACAGCGACTTACTACATTGTTGGGATAGACTACGGTACAACAAACCCATGTGTGTTTGTTATGATAGGGTACAACGCAGGGGCTTACCCGAATATGTGGCTTGAGAAGGAATATGTATATGATTCGAAGAAGAACATGCGACAGAAGTCCGACTATGAATATTCAAAAGACCTCATCGACTTCATTGATGGATTTCATGTTGAAGCTATCTATATCGACCCAAGTGCGGCTTCATTCAAACAAGAGTTGCGCCGTAACGACGTACAACATGTTAGGGACGCTGCAAACGATGTGCTTCCTGGTATACGATATCAAGGACAGCTATTAACGAACGGAACGTACAAGATTTGCTCAAACTGTACCGAGACAATTAAAGAGTATACAAACTATGTTTGGGATAGTAAAGCCAGTGCAAGAGGTGAAGATAAGCCAGTAAAGCAACATGACCACACAAAAGATGCGGAGCGTTATGCACTGTTTACACATTTCTTTGAACGTAGTGGAAGTAAAATGACAGAGGAAGAAGCTGACATGATGCAGAATGCATACTCCTACAAAAGAAACTAAAATATTTTTAGTAATATAGACTAACAAAAATAATAAAGGTATAAAGATGGCAGACAAGAAGTGGATACAGGACGCAGTAAAGAAGCCTGGAGCGTTACGTCAAGCACTAGGCGTGAAAAAGGGTTCTGATATTCCAGCAAAGAAACTAGCGGCTGCGGCCAAGAAGCCTGGTAAGATGGGGCAAAGAGCTCGTCTTGCTGAGACTTTTAAAAAGATGAAGAAATGAATAAGAAGAAGTTTTGGAAGAAACACAACTTCTCTAGAGAGTACGTATCAGTCGGAAACTGGAGAAAGTATTTAGCATCTCGTGTGCCATGTGTACAAGGAGATTGGGGCGCCTCTAACCAGGGCAGCCCTCTTGACAATTCTTCTGAGATGGAAGGAAGTAAAAATTATCCATTGGTCACAGGATATATTGACCTTACCCATATGACCTGAAATGACGATGACTCACTAAGGCAGTGAAACACAAACTGCGTTATGAGGTGCTTATGTTCCTAGGACATAGCGAAAGTTGGACGTAAAGGTCTGGCACCTCACCATTTTAAAGCGTTGAACCACATTAAACGCTAATACTAGTTACACGCGAGGTAGGGAGTAGCTCTCCTGTTCGTTTGCCGTTTCAGACGGCCTCGCACCTTTCCATACGGGGAAAGATAAACAACCCCTTATGTTGGTGCGATGGAAGATCAGAGTATTATTCGCGATTTCGATGAGTTCTATAACGAGGCCTATTATGCCTGGGATGCTTTCTATCCAGAAGCTGAAAAGGATTTAAGGTTCTATCTAGGCGACCAATGGGATGAACAAGAGAAGAGGCAACTCTTCCAAGAGGGCAGAAATGCTTTTGTGTTCAACCGAGTCCGCCGCAATATCAACATGGTTACGGGATATCAAAGAAAAAACCGTCTTTCCTCTGTTGTTATACCTATTGAGAATTCCGACCAAAAAACTGCCGACCAGCTAAGCCAGCTCTTGCTTTACAGCATGAATTATGGCGATGGATATCGAACTATTTCCGACTGCTTTGGAGGTGCTCTAAAGACAGGTTGGAACCTAATGTCTGTATGGATGGACTACCGTGACGATCCTATAAATGGAGACGTAAAATACGGCAGAGACCCCTATAATGGCTTTATCACCGACCCATACTGGTCCAAGCTAGATTTTTCCGATTGTTCCTACATCATGAGACGAAAGTATCTAGGACCCCAACAAGTAGCCTCCCTATTACCTGGTATGGAAGAGGAAGTTTTCGACCTTTATAAAGTTGGTTGGGAGCGTGATGATAAATTCACGTGGCTCCCCTACCAAAGACAGCCTAACGGCATGGATTTGATGGCCTACAATGAATTCTTCATGCAGAAGTGGCGCAATGTGCCGATGATTGTAGACATGGAAACAGGCGAGTACATGGAATTTGACGTTCCTAAAGACCGTCAAGAGCTAATGCTTTCCCTTCATGAGAATCTAAAAATAATAGAGCGTCCTAAGCGATACATTGAGCGTCATATCATCGTCAATGATGTCGTTATGAAAAGCGATGAGAACCCATATGGCCTAGATGAATATAATTTCGTCCCCTTCGTAGGAATATGGGAACCAGAATCTGATCAATGGGGTCTAAAGATGCAATCTTTAACTAGATGCATGCGTGACCCGCAACGTGAAGCAAACAGGCGTCGCTCACAAATGATCGATTTGTTGGATTCTCAGATAAATTCTGGTTGGATAGCTAACGAAAACAGTGTAATCAACCCTCGCTCATTGTTCCAAACGAGCCAAGGAAAGGTAATCTGGCGTCGAGAGGATGCCCCTCCAGGCGCAATTGAAAAGATTCCTCCCGCCCAGATACCTCCCTCCATGTTCCAACTACAAGAGCTATTTGATAGAGACATGATGGAAATAGCTGGGATTAATGACGCTGCCTTTGGAGTGTCTGACAATGCTCAGGAGTCTGGCGTTATGATGATGCTACGGCAAAGTGCTGCTCTAGTTAACCTTCAAGACGTAATGGATAACTTGCGTTTTGCTCAGAAGTCTATCTCACAAAAGACCATAAAGCTGATTCAAACGTGGTCACCTGAAAAGGTAAAAAGAATCCTAAATGAAGAGCCCACACAAGAATTCTACGACAAGGAATTCACTAAATATGATGTGTCAGTTACTGAGGGTATGCTCACAGATACTCAAAAACAGATGTATTTCCGTCAACTTGTGGACTTAAAACAACTTGGTGCACCTGTTACAGGGGAAATGCTTGCAGAAGCAGCTCCGATTCAAGGGAAAAGTACCTACATCGACCAGCTCGCTGCGATGGAGAAAGCTCAAGCCGAACAGGCCCAGCAGCAACAGCAAATGCAACAACAACTTATCGACTCACAACGTCAAGCCCAACAAGCAAAAGCTATTTCAGATATTGCCTTATCAAAAGAAAGGTTTACAAGAGCTGTCGCAAATATGGGACTTGAAGACGAGAGAGCTTCCAAATCAGTTCAAGACAGGTCAGACGCTGCACTTAGCCGCGTGAAGGCCATGAAAGAGCTAGAGACTATGGATGACGACCGTCTTCTCAAATACTTCTCTCTAATCCGAATGATGGAAGAAACCAATCAGAAGGAAGAGGAAGAGGTGAAACGTGATGATGTCATAATTTCTGCTGAAGGCGAACAAAGCGTCCAGTCTATGCAGCAAGACCCCATGTCGGGAATTCCTGGCATGCAACAACAACCACCACCACCTATGGGGGTTCAAGATGGACTACAAACAGGGCTATAAAGATCGTATGGATGAGAAATTAGGGATGAAAGACGGAGCCGAAAGTGGCAAGTCTCAGTCTTATAAGTCTCGTCGTGATGAGTCGGAAGGAATGAAAAAGTCTTACGCCAAGTCTAACAACGATCAATACATGCCTAAAGGCATGGGCAGCAAAGTAATGGGCCATGACAACAAGCCTAAGTCTATTACTGTACCTGAAGGACAAGGATTTAAAGAAGTAAAGCCATTCCGTCAAGGAAATAGAGGCTATCCTTCTCAAGCCTTCGACTACAAATACTAATGTAAATCCGCTTTACATGGAGACTGTATGACTCAAGAGACTGGGGAAACCCGAGACGCAATCATTGAAGCCGATAATAAGGACATTCAAGCAATCGTAGACGCCAATAAGGCCAAAAGAAACCCTTACTGGATTGTTATTTTTGCCAAACCTGCCAAAGGTTGCGTAGATGGTAAACCCACACTGATGAAACACATTAAGCCGTACTTCGACAAGAAACCACGCTCACAAGTGGGCATGATTATTGGAGAAGTGGACAACAAAAAGAGTGAAATATCTTGGGAGGTAAACATGCCTCAAAAGCCGTTTGACTTTGATGCCCTCCAAGGCTTAGGGGCTGAAGCATGCGATGAGGTTGTCACAGAAACAACCAGTATTGCAAATGCTTACGTAACACAATAGTGCCGCCGACTGGTCTAGAACCAATTATGACCATCGGGCGTTAAATATTTTAGGAGCTACACGCTATGAGCGAAGAAGTAACTGTTTCGGGCGAGAACCACTCTGAGGCCGCCGCTCAGGTAGACAATGTGCAGTCAGAATCACAAGACAGCGGAGGTCAACAAGGGAGTATTCCCGTGGAGGCTTTACAAGCTGAACGTGCACAACGGCAAGGTCTGCAAGAGGAACTACGTGTGATAAAGGACCATTTATCGTTAATGCAGTCTCAACAGTCTGCCCAGGCCCAACAGCCTAAGCAAGACGAGATGGATAGATTATCTGATGATGACGTGCTGACGGTTGGAGAGGCTAAAAAGTATCTTTCCAAGATGAATCAGCAACACCAGATGAGTATTCAAGAGCTGAAAATGACGCAGAAGAATCCTGACTATTCAGACGTAGTGACTAAGTATTTACCCGAAGTTTTAAACAAAAACCCAGGTTTACGGAAGACGTTAACGGAATCGCAGGACTTTGAACTTGCGTATTACTTAGCAAAACAGTCTGAGGGTTATCGAACCTCAGCTAAATCATCGAAAAAGAACGCCGATGCAGAACGCATAGTTCAGAACTCACAGAATGTGGGCTCATTATCAAGTGTAGGCAGTACTACTCCGATGAACCAAGCTAAGCGATACAAAGACATGAGTGATGATGATTTCCGCAAGACTGTCAGCCGTAATATGGGTGCATTTTAAGGAGTTTTATTATGGCTATTACCACAGTAGCAGTATTGCCTCCAGCTGTTCGGGAGTACTATGACAGACTTTTGTTGATGACTGCATATCCAGCGCTTATCCACACTCGTTTTGCTCAGAAAAGAGTACTTCCCGAAAAGATGGGGGACACAATCGTCTTTAGACGATATTCCCGACTTTCAACGGTTCCGATTCCGTTGGTTGATGGAATAACACCTCCAGGAGCACCGTTAAGTGCTACTGATATCAAAGCACGCGTAGATTTCTACGGTAACTTTGTCACTATCACTAACCAAGTTGAGCTAACAGTAGAAGACAGGGTTAACGTACAGGCCCTGTATAAATTTCCTCTAATTGACATGGACCCCTACGTTATGCAGGAAGCTGCTTAATATGGAAACATGGGCGAAGGTTATTTAAAATGGTTAGTATAAGTATGTTTCTTAAATCTAGAGTTAAGTTGAGTCATTTGCTCTCTAAGCTTTCCTCGAATTTCAAGAATATGTGGAGGCTGTTTAACAGGCCCACAGCTTCCTGTTCGAGAGAATGTTTGGCGCATTTTCAACATAACTTCAGCTTGGGAACGTTTAACTTTAAGATATGGAAGCAGTATTTCGGTAATATCTGTAAGCAAATTTCCAGTCATATAAACTTCAAATGTGTAGGAATTTCTTCCTTCCATTCGATTTTTATTATATTTAGTTATGCGCCCACCAAAAGTTTTAAGAATCCATTCAAGTACTTCCATACAGTTGTTAGAGATTTTAAGACATGTATGGTAATTGGGATATTTATTACCTGTACATTTGGAAACGTTGACGTGATGGCCAATGAAAAAACAACCCTCGCCATCAATGAATCCAGCCAAATAGGCCAAATCAAAAGAAGTAACTTTGGACAAATCATAAGGTTTAAGTTTTGGCATGTAAATCCTTTCGTTAAGTACCAATATAGTATAAACGAAGACAACATTAATGACCACGCTAAACGACTAAACGAGGAAACCCGAAAGGGATGCGATAGTCTGAACTGTGGAGGAAACCCACAGAGGGAAACCCGAAGAGGTATCCCCGCCATAGAAATATGGTCAGTAGGCATAGCTAAGCCGAAAGTAACAGAATGCTTAAACGAATCTGCTCGTCTACTTGCACAAAACTTGGCTCAAACGATGGATGAAGTTACTCGTGACGTACTTGCGAGCACCACTTCCGTTCTTCAATGTGCAAACGGTACTAACGGAAACACTCCTACCGAATTAAGTAAGGCCGATATTGATACGGCTATCAAAACTTTACTTGGTAATGATGCCGAGATGATTTCTGCTGTAATTTCTGGAACTGATGCGTTTGCTACAGCTCCTGTAAGACCAGCTTTTTTCGGTTATTTGGACACTGATTTACTTGATGATTTAGAAGCGGTTGCTTCGTTCCTGTCATCTGCAAATTATCCAAACAACAGTCGTGTTCTTGACGACGAATGGGGTTCTACATCTAACGTTAGATGGTTGTACACATCAGTTGGTAGCGTAAGTGCTGCTTCACCTGCTGTTTATAACAACTTCATCATCGGTAAAGAAGCTTATGCAGTAGTGCATTTAGGCAGCGAAAGTGGTGAGTTCTACATTGAGCCACTAGGTTCAGCAGGTGCAGCCGATCCGTTGCATCAACGTGGTTCCGTTGGATGGCAGCATCCATTCGTCGCCAGGATTTTGAATGATGCGTTTATGTTGAACTTAATGGCAACCCATTCCTAAGGAGGTAAAACAATGGCACAAGTAAAAAGATTTGCTTGGACTAATCCAAGCACAGCCGTTGCTAGAAACCTCGATGTGGGTTTCACAACAGCTAAGATTGACATTTTCAATCTAACTACAGTTGCTGCGCTTGCGTGGACAGCTAACATGGCTGACGCTTCTATTTTCAACGTAGGAGTTCCAGCATACACAACTACTAATGGTGTAACACCACTAGCTCAGAATGCGTCTTACGGTGCAGCTATGAGCGGTTTCACTAATGCTAGTCCTGGCGTCATTACTTGTACTGACACAGCCGTTTTTGGGTTTGCAGCTGGTGACACTATTAAAGTTGCTGAGTGTGCTGATGACGGTGCTGATCCAGCTTTAGACCTCAATAGAGCGACCTACACGATCGCTTCATTGACAGCTACGACTATCACTTTAGACCAGAACACTACTTCAGATAACGTTTACGTTAGCGGTGGTGTGGTCTCTCGTGTGTCTGATACTAACGGCGATCCAATTCCAACAGAAAACTTTGCTATTCGCGGAGTGACTCTTGGAACATCAGCGGTTGGAGGAAACTCTGAATCTATGGTGGCCATCGTCTTTGGCGAAGAACCTGTAGTTTAATACTAAGGGGAGGGGACGTTTTGTCCCCCCCTTTTAATTAGGAGAAATAGATATGAGCGAAGTAAGACAAAGAAAGGTTTCAGAAGAATTTTTATCCAAGCTCCCAATCATTGGCAACCAGCCAAAGAATGAGAAAGAGGAAAATTTTCTTCGCGAAGTTTGTGAATATGAATTTTACAATCTTGAAGAACCTGGGTTATCACACAGCTTCTCATACGGGGACACGCTAAACAATCATATGATTAGCATGAACCACGGTGACAAGTACAGATTACCGCGTTTCATTGCCCGCCATCTTGAATCTTGTGGAACACCAATATGGGATTGGCGACCAGATGGAACAGGCAGAATGGCAAAGAAACTGACGGGTAAAGCACCTAGATTTCGAATGAGTCAATCATATACTTAATTGAGGTAATAAATGGCCACTTGGACATTAGCAAACATTCGAACTAAGACTAGACAGGTAACAGGAAGGCTCACACCTGGTGAACTCTCTAACACACGGTTAGATGAGTACATTAATAAGTATTATGAGCTTACCTTTCCTGCTGAGTTGAAATTAGAACGAAAGCTTACATATTATGAGTTTTTAACGGCAGCTAATACGGCATGGTATGACCTACCTAATACCAGTTATACGAATTGGCAGCCACCAGCAAAGATTGATGAGCTAAGTCTGTTATGGTACCAAGACGCTGGTCCATTTTTTGAGAACAACCCTAATCAAGTAGTACGTTCTACACCCTGGACTGGAAACGGTGTCATTGCAACGTTTTCAACTACCATTACCCAGTTCCCTATCTTACCCGATTCTCTAGTGATAACTGACAATACAGAAACATTTGAGGATACAAGTCAGACTTGGACGACAGCTAACGTTGTGATTGCTGGTGATATGGGTGGAACAGCTACTATTAATTATTCCACTGGCGTGATTAATGTAACATTTAATACAGCACCTGCGTCAGGGCAAAACATCTACCTATCATTTGTTCAGTTCAAGGCAGGAAGGCCGACAGCTGTTCTTATGTACAACAACCAATTCCGATTCTTCCCTGTACCCGATACAGCTTACCGTTTCCGAGTAGGAGCTTATGCAATAGTGAGCCCTCTTGTTAATGCTACGGATAGGCCAGACCTTGACCAATGGGGTCCATGTATAGCGTACGGAGCGGCTAGGGATATATTGTCTGATCTAGGGGAAATGGATGCGTATGCTGAAGTTACTGCCTTGTATAAAGAACAATTGGCTTATGTATTAAGAAGGACCAACCAAAACCTTTTAAATACTCGGTCAGCACCTAACTTTTGAGGTAGGTATGGAATATTTTGACATGAAGGGACAGGGGTATTTTTTTCCTCCACCAGAATCTGGAGACGCCAACGAAACAAACGCTTGGAGAGAATTCAGAAGATATGACGAACAAAACCCACAGATATGGGAAGAGTTTGTTGTTAGGTCAAAAGAAGCTATGGACAAGGGTTTTGAAAAGATAGGAGCCCATTTTATCCTACAAATTATCAGATGGTATACAGGTGTGAGAGCAAACGGTAATACGTGGAAGGTGAGCAACAACCATTTTCCCTACTATGCGCGTAAATGTATGCAAGAGCATCCAGATACTAAGGGATTATTTGAAATAAGAAAGTTAACGAGGGACTAGAATGGCATTTGACAAAGCGGAACCACAGGACACCACAAAGATTAGAAATTTAGGTGTCGTCATCAGGCCTAATTGGGTAGCTATTGAGCAAGCTGAAAGCACCTTTAGACCGATCGCCTTAAATCTACAGAATAGGACACCATTGGTCGCGGCGAATGACCCCACTACTATCGCTGATACTTCAATTATCTATGTAAAAGATGATGGTGACGGTAATCCAGAACTATACTCGAAAGACGGCTCTGGGAACATACTTCAGATGACACAAGCTGGCGCTTTAGGGTCCGATACGACAGCTTTGAGTGCAACTACTCTAACATTTGATAAGGGTGTATTCACCAACAATCAAGATTCAATGGTCACAGCATGGTCATTTGTAACAGTAGCTGCTTCAGCTATATCTACTCAGGTAAACTATGGAATGAGCTGGGTTAGAACATCGGAAGGGTTATATCAGGCATCATTTACGGCTTTACAGGTTACAAACTCTGATTATTGTGTAACAGGTACAGCATACAGTAGTTCGGGTGGCGGGGAAAACACTAACTTAACATTTGCAGCCGACCAAACCAGAGACACCACTAACTTCTCTATAAGATTAAGAAAGAATGACTCAACCACTAAGACAGATCGCAGCTTCATGGTTGCCGTGTTTGGAGGTCGTTAATGACTCAAGGATTATTGATAGCTCCCTTTCAAACGGGCATAGATACAGACGTATCTCCTTGGATGGCTCCTCCTGATTCTTTTAGGGAGCTCAATAATTTTCATGTAAGACACGGGTTTATACAAAAGAGAAGTGGATACCGAGTTTTTGGGTATATGTCTCATTGTAAGGGAACCTTGATAACAGGCGTTACCCAAGCGAATCCTGCTGTAGTAACATCGGTAGCACATGGAATAGATAATGGGCAAACCGTTCTTATAAGCAATGTTAATGGAATGGTTGAGCTTAATGGGAATACATACACGGCTGCTAACGTTACTGCTAACACGCTTGAGCTTTCAGGTACTGATAGTACAGGCTTTACAGCATATACGTCAGGGGGGGGCATCTGTGTGTCTCCAGCGGGTGCAATTACAGGAATCACAGCAGCCAACCCCCCGGTAGTCACCGCATCTAACAATTTTGCTGATGGTGAATTTGTAATTATCACCAATGTTAACGGAATGGTGGAGCTGAACGGAAACACTTATACCGTAGCTAATGCTACGGCCACTACTTTTGAGCTAAGTGGTATTGATGGTTCAGCTTATACAGCCTATACATCGGGTGGAAACGCTAATTTATTCACCGCCGATAGAATAATGGGAATATTCCGTTATTACTCACCTGATGGAACTAAGGAAACTCTCGCCTTTGATACAACAAACGCCGCTGTTTACGATGGTGTAAACGATAGATTCAATCCATTAGACGCTAATGACGTGATGTCAGGAGATGACACAGAGTACATCTGGACAGAAAACTGGCAGCATTCAAATTCAACCAATCGAATGTATTTTACAAATGGAAAGGAGTACGATGGTGTTTCACTCGACGGAATCAGATATTATGATTCAAGTACTTCTACAAACTCCACTACTATTTTTACTCCTGCTTTAGGAGGAACTCGTACCCTATATGGTGGAAAGCTACTATTCGCAATTAAGCAGCGGTTAGTTGTTCTTAATGTATATGAATATGACTCCAGTCCAGCTACGACATCAAACTTTCCTCAGAGAGCTCGATGGTGCCAAGCCCAAGGACCCTCAAACTGGGATGATACCGTCGCTGGTGGAGGGGGATTTGTAGATGCACCGACTGGAGAACAGATAATTTCAGCGAGGTCGTTACAAGATGTTATCATTGTATTTTTTACAAACTCCGTATGGACGCTCCGTCCAGTACCTGACCCCGCTCTTCCTTTCCGATGGGATAAAATCAATGACTATCGTGCTTGTGGTGGAAAAATGGCATCAGTCCAGTACGACAGATATGTGGTGGCTCTCGGAGTTAGAGGAATTACAGCAACTGACGGAGTAGAAACAAGGCGCGTAGACGATAGAATCCAAGATTTTACTACGGATGAAGTTAATGTAGACGAGTTTCAGAAAGTCTACGCCCTACGAGATTTCGATAATCGACGTACATGGACCCTCTATGCAAATAATGACGATACGGAAAACTCAAAAGCCCTCATACTAGATGACGATTCATCGGCTTATTCACAATATGAGATAGCAATGAATTGCCTAGGATACGGAAATTTTGCTGAAGATTTCGGTTTAAATGATTTCATAGCTCCTGATCTAGATAACAACCTTTTAGATTACGACGAAGAAACACTTCAATCGTTTTTCTGGCAGGAAAATGCAGATTCATTTTTAGGCGGTGATACCGGTGGGATTGTATATATAATGCAAACCCAAGGAACTGATAGTGGATCAGCGATAGAATGTAAATTACTGACTAATTCTTGGAATCCTTACCAACCAGAGGGAAAAGAGGCACAACTGAACTACTTGGATATCTATGTTAATGTGGATAAGAAGACTCAGATTACAGTTGAATTCTATAAAGACACATCTACCGTTCCATATGAGACGCGACAAAGCGACATTCTTCCTCCTCTTGATTTTGTAGCATGTGTTTCCAATATTACCCAGGCAAATCCCGCAGTCGTCACGGCTCATGAGAATGGATTGGTTACAGGAGACCTGATTTATATTTATGGAGTGCAAGGTATGACTGAAATAGATGATGGATATCTTGTAACAGTTGTAGACGCTAATAACTTCACGCTAGACGGTATAGATTCAACTGCATTCACCGCATTCACAACAGGTGGACAAATTGTAAGAAAGAAATTCTACAGAACTAAATCGTGGAAGCGAATATTGGCTGGTGGAATTGGCTTTCAACATAGAGTGGGGATAAGTAGTGGTGGGTTAAATACACCGTTACAGATCGAAGGTTTCAAGCCTCATTTCAGGCCTAGAGGAGGGAGAACAATCAATTGACGTTACCCTCTAATATTATATTACCTTTGCATTCAGATTATATTAAAAGCGGTAAGCCTGAAGACTTAGAAAAGTACCTACGTGAGCTTAACTTTTCCTTACAGCAGATGTATGAAAACATTGCGCAGGCAACAAACGGTGATATTAGAGCCGATCATGGTGTAGGAAATCAAAATTGGATACCTATTCTGAAAGGAACCAGTACAGAAGGTACTTTTACTTACACACACCAATCAGGTTGGGCATTACGACAGGGAATCATCACAGATGTCTGGTTCGATGTTGCCTGGAGCGGTTCAGGAGCCGCAGCAGGAAATTTATATGTAGAACTCCCATACAAAGTTGCATTAAGCAACGATAAACCGTTCGTGGGTGTCGTGCAGTCTTCAGTGATAACATACACTGGGGGCACCGAAATCGTGGTCAATGGCATATCAGACACCTATAGAGGTGAATTCTGGAACGTAGGCTCAGGCTTTACAACTGCCAATCAAGGTATCGTAGCAGCAGGCACTTTAATCGGACATCTGAGATACATAGGACAGGCAGATGAAAGAGCATAAGATAGAAGCGTTGAGATGGGTAAGAGTGTTTACACCTGTACACATCCCGACTTACTTAGTGGAACAGGTAAGAGACAGAGATTACTCAGTCGATGACTTTTACAAATACCAAGAGCAAAGCTGTTTAAGGATGACGAAAGAGGGTCCTACATTAAACCCACTAAATCATCTTTATATATTAGCTAATGACGAAAATATGACAAAAGGATTCGTTTGGTTTACAATCGACTCTCTTAGTAAAGACATATGTATCAATACTTTTTCAATGGATAAAGAGTATTGGGTACAGGGAAGAGCAGTTGAAAAACTAGCTGACTTTATTAAAGAAGTTAGAGTAAAAGCTAGACTCAATAAAGTATATTGGATAACTAATTACCCTAAACACTCCGAAAGGCATGGCTTCAAACGTTCGAAGAGTGTTCTAATGGAATTTACCGAGGATATTACTCATGGGAAAAACAATGATGGGGGGGGCAACCCACGAGAAAAACATAGGGCTTCTGGACCCCCAGCAGCAACAGTGGCTAGGCCAGTCAGCGCAAGGATACCAGAACTTTGCGCAGCAGACACCTGAGGATTACCAGGACGCCTTTAATACATCAGTCGTAGACCCTGCGATGATGAATTATCAACAACAAGTTTTGCCTGCTCTTCAGCAGCGTTTTGTAGACGCTAATGCGGGTTCGAGTTCCGCGTTGAATCAGGCTTTGGCTCAAAGTGCTAATGACCTAACCGTTGGTCTTGGTGCTCAGTACGGACAATTCTTCCAGAATCAACAGCAGAATCAACTCAATGCTTATGGTGGCTTAGGTGGACTTGCTGGACAGAGGACCTTCGAACCTCTTATAAACCAAAATGAAGGTATTGCAGGACCTCTAATTAGTGCAGGTGGAAGACTAGCTGCCGCAGGAGCCACCGCCGCTTCCTCAGAAATGTTAAAAGAGAACATCAAAGACTTCACAAAAATCGGTCTTAAAGATGTTAAGAAGTTCGCAGTCAAGCAATATGACTACATAAAAGAGGTTGGTGGTCAGAAGGATAAGATCGGTCTTATAGCCGAGAATATTCCTCAGGAATTAACAACTGAAAAAGATGGGATTTTACATGTCGATCTTTATGCGCTGATTAGTGTCCTTGTGAACGCCGTTAAAGAGATGGACGATAAAATCGTACAGCTGGAGGCTAGATAATGGTAATAATGTATAAAACGGGGCAAGGACTTGGCCAGGGAATCTCTGATGCTGGTTCTGCTTTAGCAGGAGCTTTGAACAAAAGAACTGAAGATGCTAGTCAAAAACAAAAAGAAGTAGATGAAAGACAACGGCAAAGTGGTGCTTTAAATGCTGTAATGGAATGGTCACAGAACATCCCTGCTGGAGAAGACATGTCTGCCCATTTGGGGACACTTCAGCAGACGTTACAGGGCATGGACATAGACCCATCGACTATACAGCCTCTTGTGCAGAATATCATACAAACATCAGCAGCAAATCGATTAAAAAAGCCTGAAGTTTCTCCATTTGATAAGAAAATGGGTGAAAAAAGAGCGGATTTTGTGGCTGATGCAGTTTTTAACGCTCCACATATTGCCGACTCACGTAAAAGCCTGGAAAGACTACGAGACCTTTCAGGTAATTTAAAGGGATTAGAAGGGTATGCAAAAGCTGCTCTTGGATCAGCAGATGCCACAGAGTTTAATACGTTGGGATTAGCAGCAATTGAGCCCGTTCTTAAGGTATTTAACCCTAGAGGTGCAGTTCCTCAAGCAAAAATTGAGATGATTAAGGCCCAATTTGCTCCTAGTGCTTCAGACAATAGATGGACGATTGAAGGTAAATTAAAAGGACTAGAGTCATTCGTAGAGAATGGTGAGCGATTACAGAATACCCTAAATGGTCTTTTTGAGTTATATGGTGAAAATATTCCTATGGAAGCCATTCTTAATTATGAAAAGCTAGCGGGTAGCATGTTAGACGCCTCTCTTTCAAACAGAGGAATAACAGATGCTGATGGCGATGGAAGACCAGATAGCCAGGGAATTGATAAACCAAATAAAAGTAATGCTGAGTCTAACAAGGGTCGTATAATTAGAGATGAGAAAACTGGTCAAAGAATGATTTCTAATGGAACCAGATGGGTTAAATATAAGGGATAATCATGGCTTGGGTATTTGAAGAAGAAGAAGTGTCTGTAAATGAAGGAGAACAGCAGCCTAAAGAAGGCTGGGTGTTTGAAGAAGCTCAAGAAGAGCCAGAAACCAACTACTTAAGGGCTATTGGGGGTGCGGCAAAAGAAGCCGTGATGGGTGGTGTAGATATTGCCTCTAGAATGATGGGAGGTGGCCAGGAAAGTCCTATGGCTATGGAGGAAAAATATCAACTACAGAAAAGACAAACAGCCCATGATGAACAAGCTCAACAATTAGGTGAGACGGGAATAAGCGAAGAACAAATTACCGAACAGATAGGTAATAGACCAGACCTACTTACACTTTCTGAAGGTGTAGATGAATTAACTGGAGGAGCTCTACTACCTCAAACCTCTACAGAGAGAGTATTCCAAGAAGGTGGTAAGACAGCTGGTGAATTCGTAGCTATGAATGCCATGCTTCCAGGAGCATCAACAATAATGGGACTGGCAAAAGAAGCTGGTCTGGGTGCTCTTTTTGGTACAGGTGCACAAATGGCACAAGAAGACGGACAGGGAGAGGGTGCTCAGTTTTCTCAAGGTCTCCTATTTGCTATGACCCCTTGGCTTTTATCTAAGGGTAAAGGAGGAATGGAAAAAGCTATAGAGTGGGGAAAACGTTTTAGTAAAGCAGGAGAACTGCCATCAGGAATGCCAAAGTTTATGACAGAATCAGGGACTAAAGGTGCAATGGCTGATCTAGAGCTCTCTAGCAGAGACCTTTTAGGTAGGACTGCGAAAATATCAGAAGCATCTGTGTCTAAATTCGAAGATTTGGTAGGTAAGGTTTCAGAACCAGCCTTTAAAGATGTAGGCACATTTCGTTCAGCAGATATCGAAAGTGAAATCATCAAATCAAATGAAAAAGCAATCCTTGATAAAATCAGTGTAGGTGATAAAACTCAAAAGAAATCCTGGGAAGGAATACAGAAATACGTTGAAGGAAACTTTGAGGCTCTGCAAGAGACTTATGGAAAACTTTATGACACTGTAGAAGCAGCCGCTAAAAGTAAATCTGTTATTCCTGTTGAAACTCATAAGGTAGCATCTAAGATTTATAAAGACCTTGAGCAAAGTATAGTTAGAGCACCAGAAGAGGGTGGAGTTAAACAGTCTCTCCAAGAATTAGTTAATATATTAAAGCCAATGTCCGAAGGAAACCTAGTTGAATTACCTCTTAGTCAACTTATGGCAGGTAAAAGGTCAATCAATCGTCTGTTAAAGAAAGCTGATATCAATCCAGCACCTATAGACTTACTGAAACCAGTGTCAGCAGCGATGAAACGTGACACTATGAATGCGTTAGAGGGAACAGGATTAAAACCAATTTACGAATCAGCAGAGAACCTATTTGCTGAAGGTCAAAAGGTCTACAATAACGACGCTATTAGAAAGCTTAGAAAAACGCAAAATGCTGAAGATATGTCATCGTTTTTTTCAAAGCCAAGTAATATTGAAAAGCTAAAAGAGTCTGTGGGCGATAACAAGGCGGTTCAAAACTTTACCGATAGGTTAATCGTAGAAAACATCGCAGGAAAAAGCAAAGCCCTAGCTAATGATATGGCGAATGAAAGTCGGGAATATCTAAGTAAGAACGCGCAAAAGAACATGGATAAGATTTTAGAATATGGAGACACTCTTTCATCACCTGGTCAGCAAGCTGTTGCTAGAGGAAGAATTTTAGAAGATATCCAAAAGGCCTTTGATACAGGAAGTAGACCAAAACAGACTTTAGATATGATGCAGAGCGATATTGGTTATAAAATGGTTAAAGATACATTAAATAAGTCCCCTAAAGGAAAACGTATGTTCAAAAGTCTTCAAAGAATGACATTTGAAGATATGATGAGTTCAGTAGTGGGTGAGAATAAAGCTATAGATTTTGAAAAAACCAAAGATATTTTAAGTAATCCACACTTAAAGTCTGTTGTAAAAGATGCATTAGGAAAAGAAGGGTTGAATTTCTTTCAAAACCTAGAAAAATATGGAAACAATATGGCTGAGAATCTCCATACACTTAAAACCAAGCAACCCTCTGTATTTAATCAGTTTTTAGATAAGTATCTTGGATCAAAACTTAAGTATATATTGTTTGCTGTATCCCCAAAGATGGCATCATTAGGAATACTAGGAGGAATGGGAGTTAAACAGGCTCAACGACTGGCCCTATTTCAAGCACTGGAAAACCCTAAGTCCAGAAATATTATGAAAATGTTAGGACAAAAAGGTCTTTCAGGTGAGCAGACTAAGTCTTTAATTAAAAGATTTGGTCAAGTGGCTGGAAAGTCAGACAAAGATAATTAGAATGTATTTATTTACAACAAAAAGTGTTATAAATTATTTAACAACTAGGAGAATATTATGTCAGATCGAAACCCTTTAGCCTATACAGGGCGAATTTCAGGAAGTACAACAGTTCAGGGAGATGTTCAACTTAATCCAGTCGACTTCTCAGTTAATCAGGGAATTGTTTCGTCATCAAGTGCCGTAGGACAAGCTACACTAGTAAGCGGAACTGTAACAATTGCAAATACTACATTAGGCGCAACAGATAGAATATTTATAACACGAGCAGATGAGAATAGTTCTACAGCTCTAGGCAGTTTAACGATAACAGCCCAAACAGCATCAACAAGCTTTATTGTAACAGCCCTAGACCCTGCTGATGGATCAACAACTATTACGGGCGACGTATCAATCATAAACTATATGATTGTAAAACAAGGTTAAACACAGTTTTTTACTAAATTAAAAGGAGGAATACATGCCATTAGGTAATAAATCAAATTCAGCAACGTGGTCTGACTGGGATTTTAATTTAAAAGTTGCAGCAAGGCATGTACCTTTTATAGAAGGGGTAAGTAAATATGGGTTCAACTCATCTGTAGTTGCCGTTGTAGAAGACGTGTGGAGTAACGGCGGCGTTCTTCAGTACCTTACTTCAGACGAAACCATGAATATTGTTTCATCATCGGCATCAGATGATGGTTCTCCATTAGGAACGGGTGCAAGAACTGTTACAATATTTGGTTTAGACGCTAATTATAAGGGAATTAGGGAGACTATTACTCTTAATGGAACCACAAATGTATTAACAACGTCTTCATTTATAAGAATAATTAGAATGAGAGTCGATACAGTTGGTTCTGGGGGCGTTAATACAGGGACTATAAGTGCAACATCGTCTTCTTCCGCAACAATTCAAGCGTCTATTCCCACTTTATCTGGTGCCACTTTTAAATCCCATTATACCGTCCCTTCTGGTTTTTTTGCTTTCATTAGAGATATTAATTACGGTGCTTTAAATAATGACCAAGTTCAGTTTGATTTACAGACTAGAGCTCAAGAGGGATCATGGATAACTAGAGACCGAGTGAGTACAGTTGAAAACTTTATTGCGCCCCCCCTATCTAATCCTCTTCGTCTACCACCTAAATCGGATGTAAGGGTACAGGTAGTTCGAATTGCTGGCAGCGGAAATGTTCAGGTTTCTGTGAGATATGAAATGCATTTAATTAAAGAAGATTACATAAATAAAAATAGTATATTAGTAGATGAAAACTAAGGAAAAAAAATGAGCACTACAAGCACAGGTCCAATAAATAGACCGTTCAGGTATGGAGCAGATGATAGACGACAGTTTATAGTCCAAGACTCAGAGGTTTCCTTAGTGGCTATCAACGATACTTGTGGCGACCCTGTATATCTAGGTCGAGCCAAGGCGGGGGTTCTTTTATCAGAGCCTAAGTGGCAAATTCGTAAGATTACGTGGGATGGTAACTGTTCGCCTACTAGAGTGGAATGGGCAGAGAACTCAGCAGGAAATGCATCTACTAATTATGAATTTATCTGGAGATTAGACTCACCATTAACTATTACTGGGATTACCCAAGCAAATCCTGCGGTTGTTACAGTATCTTCGATAGGTACTCTAGTGAATGGCGATACGATCGTAATTCAGGATGTATTAGGAATGACAGAAGTAAATTTTGACGGTAGCAATACTTATACTGTAGCAAATGCTGGTGCGACGACATTCGAGTTAACGGGGATAGACTCCACAGGATTTACAGCGTACTCATCAGCAGGAACGGTGACTTTTGGAGCTGTCCTAAACCACACATACTCATAGAGGACTAGATGGCATATAAAATAAATCCATTTACAGGCGAATTCGATAGAGTTCAGTTGCCAACAACAGGAGTAGCAGCTATTGAGTTTGCGGGGGATTCTGGAACTGCTAATCCTACAGCAGCTGGAGTTATTACTGTCATAGGTAGTACGGTAGCTAATGCCACTAATTCCAAACCCGTTTTCGTTAGTGCATCGGGAAGTACCTTAACTGAAGAAGTGCAAGTGTCAGCAGCGGTGACGGGTGCTCCAGCTGACAAGCTTGACTCTGGGATGTGTTCCTTTGACGATACCACTTTTGCAGTAGATGCGAATGGTTACGTAACTCAGATTTCATCTGGTGTAGACACGGCCTGTTCAAATTACATTGTCGACCAAAATGATATAAAATCTGATTACACCACAATCCAAGCAGCGTTAAATGCTGCACCAGCGAATTCAACAGTTTTTGTTAAAGAGGGCACGTATACGGAAGCCTTAACGATTTCTAAGCATGTAACTATTACAGCTTTTGCTCAATCGGATAGACAAACACCCCCTAATGTCATTATCCAAGGAACATCTGGCAATCCTGCATTTACGAAAGATAGTGG